TAGGGATCGTGGCATTCATATGGATATCATACCAGGTAATCATGATGTTTACTACAAAAACACCAATAAGTTAAACTCTCTGAAAGAACTTCTCGGTCATTATATGGGCGAGGTTCGAATCATAGAAGAACCCACTGTAGTTCAGTATGATAGTTTAAAAATGGCATTGATTCCATGGATTAATGATGAGAATGAAAATAAAACGTTAGAGTTTCTTTCTAATTGCGACGCACAAATTGTCGGCGCACATTTAGAGCTTTTTGGATATGAAATGCAAAAAGGCGTTAAGTCGACCTCAGGCATGGATCCTGCGCCTTTCTCAAGGTTTGAAACAGTTTTGACAGGACATTTTCACACTAAGTCAAACAATGATAATGTGTATTATCTTGGGTCGCAAATGCAGTTCTTTTGGAATGATTGTGATGATAGAAAATATTTTCATGTTTTAGACACAGAAACCAGAGAGTTGACGCCTATCGAAAATCCGCTGATTATATTCAAAAAAATATATTGGGACGATACCGCTAAAACTTCATGGGCAGTGAGTAAAGCACAAACAGACGTCAGAGATCTAGACGATAAGTTTGTAAAAATTATTGTTATAAACAAATCAAAACCTGCAGAGTTTGAGAAGTTTGTAGACCGCGTCGGTTCCAAAAAACTTTTAGGTTTGCAGATAGCAGAGAACTTTCAGGATTTCGCTGGGTCGCAGGTAGAAGATGAGAACATTGCTATTGACTCTACAGATAAATTATTATATACTTATGTTGACGCTATAGATACCGATCTTAACAAAGAAGTCATAAAAAATAAATTGACTGATTTGATGGTCGAAGCGCAAAGTTTAGAGATTGTATGATAGCATTTAAAACTCTAAGATATAAAAACTTCCTGTCTTCGGGAAATAAATTTACTATCTTAGATCTTGATAAAACGCCAACGACTCTGGTGGTTGGTGCTAATGGTTCTGGTAAATCGACAATGCTCGACGCCTTGTCTTTTGCGCTGTTCGGCAAGGCGCATAGAAACGTCAACAAACCACAACTAATTAATACGATAAACAACAAAGATTGTGTTGTAGAAATTGAGTTTGATGCATATAATCAAAATTTTAAAGTTGTTCGTGGACTGAAACCAAATATATTTGAGATATGGAAAAACGAAGAACTTATTAATCAAGATAGTCACGCGAAAGAATATCAAAAAATACTAGAACAAAATATACTAAAATTAAATCATAAATCTTTTCATCAGATAGTCGTATTAGGAAGCAGTAGTTTTATACCGTTTATGCAACTACCTGCTTCGCATAGAAGAGATGTGATTGAAGACCTTTTAGATATCAATGTCTTCTCTAAAATGAACACTGTACTAAAAGAAAAAATTGCGGTATTAAAAGATTCTATTCAAGAGAACAAGCATGCTCTTGAGTTAAACAAAACAAAAATAGACACACAAGAAGATCATATTTTTGAGTTAGAAAAAATCTCTGAAATTGCTACAAATAAATTAGAAAACGATTTACTTGAACAGCAATCAGAGTTGGCCCGTCTAGAGAAACTCGTCGAAGGATATACCGATACCCAACTTCGAGAAATAGAAAAGTTGTTGTTCGCAACTAAGAGACAGATTGACAAACTAGAAAAGTTTGACTTTCAGTTTGACTCTAAAATTAAAAAGTTTGATAAGGATGTATCTTTCTATGAGGATAACGACACATGCCCCACCTGCGATCAAGAGATCACCGCTGATACCAAAAGTAAAAAGATCAGAGAAACCTTCGATGAAAAAGGAAAGATCAAAGACGGTAAACTAAAACTTGGGGTTGAAATATCAAAACACTACGATGAGATGACAAAGAATGAAAATATTCTGTCCGAAGAAACATCTAAACAGCAAGATGTTGAAATGTACAGGCGTGACATTGAAAGAATCCAAACACGGATTCGAAGTTTACAATGTGATCTATCCCAAGGGGGCACAAACTTGGATAGTTTGCAAACCGCAAAACTTGCGCTTGAAGATCTTCGAAGATCTCGTGAAGAGATCGTGTCGAGGAAAATGGACCTCGCAGAAGAGCGGGAATACAATAATGTTATCACAGAAATGCTCAAAGACTCGGGCATCAAAACTAAAATCATCAAGCAATATCTGCCCGTTATTAATAAACTCACCAATCAATACTTACAAATCCTCGACTTCTACGTCCACTTTGACTTGGATGAGGGGTTTAATGAGACCATACGCTCGCGACACAGAGACGCTTTTAGTTACTCCTCGTTTAGCGAGGGTGAGAAACAACGCATAGATCTCGCATTGTTGTTTACCTGGCGTCAGGTTGCTAAGATGAAGAACTCGGTCGCCACAAATCTTTTGGTTTTAGATGAAACCTTTGACTCAAGTCTAGACGCTGACGGTGTAGAAAATCTATTAAAGATTTTAGAAACCTTAGATGATGATACAAATGTTTTTATTATATCTCACAAAGGCGAAATACTTGACAATAAATTTGAAAGAAAGTTAGAGTTTTTTAAGAACAAAAATTTTTCAGAATACAAATAAATGATAAACGTTTCTAATTTAATGACCCGCCATAGTAATGTGTTTACTAAACAACAATGCAAAAACATAATAAATTGGGGATTAAAAAATGGAAATCATGAAGTTCCGAAAACTTTTGATGATTCTACAAGGGGAACGCATAGAAACGCAGAACTTTATTTCATGAACAATAAACGGTTAGTAAAAACCATTGTTCCCTATGTAGAACGAGCTAACAAAGAAACTTGGAATGTGCAATTAAATTTTTGCGAACCTCTACAGATGTCTTACTACAAGAAAGGCGATTTCTATACATGGCATAAAGACAGTTTTGCGAAACCAGAAATATTTACTCAATTTAAAAGAACAGAACCTTCGTTAAGAAAGATAAGTTTTGTGATTGCTTTAAATGATAGAAGTGAATACGAAGGAGGAGAATTGCAACTTGCTACTGGAATGCACGATAACAAATTTTCTGCGAAATCAGCAGAGTTATATTCTGCTGGAGATATAGCTATATTTCCTTCTATGACAGAACATCGAGTCACTGAAGTGACTAAAGGGAAAAGGTTTACTTTAGTTGGATGGCTTCATGGTCCACCCTTTATTTGATTTTTTAAAAAAAATGTGTTATACTTGTGACTTAAATTGGAGAATATATTATGGAAATTTCTAACTATACTATCGAAGTGCTAAAAAATTATGCCGACATACAAAAAAATATGTGGTTTAAAAAAGGTAATCAACAGGCGTCTGTATCTTCTGGAGAAGATCTGTTTTCTCAAATCTCTTTTGAAGAAACGTTTCCACAAGATTTTGGGATTTATGACCTTCCCCAGTTTTTAGCGTGCCTATCTTTTATAGACTCGCCCAGGTTGCATTTCTCTGATAGTTATGTTACTATTACCGACTCTGCTGGATTAGAAAAAATTGACTTTAGGTTCTCGCCTCCAGATCATTTGACTTTTCCTCCCGGAACATTGGAAAGACCCGAACCTGTTGTGACGTTTACTTTAACTAGTCAAATCCTTAACAAGATTTGGAAGTCGTCGTCTATCTTAGGATTTACTGAATGCGCTTTTAAGAAAGAAGGCGACAACTTTACAGTTTCTGTAGTTGATACTGAAGACGAGACTAGTAATATTTGGGTTAAGCAATTAGACTGTGAAGTTTATTCAGAGCAAAATTTTAATTTTGTTTTCGATATAAGTACGTTTAAGATGATCGATGGTGATTACGAAGTAACTTGTAATAAACCAATGACTCATTTTAAAAACTTAAACCACAACCTAGAATATTGGGTTGCTATGCAAAACACATCATCATATGGAGAATGAAATGAATGATCAAATGAAAGACCTGGTTAATCGAGTTACTCGAAGCACGGTTGCTGTAGTTGATACCGTTGCTGGACGAGGCGGTTTCCGAGGCGAAGAGTTATCTACTATCGGACAACTGAGAGACCAGTGTATCACATTGATTCAGTTGCTTGAAAACGAAGAAGAGAATCAAGAGACTGCCGCAGAGGAATAATATCAACTCCCACCCCCCCTTGAATTTTTTATTATGATTGGAGTTGATAATGTCTGATAATTTTTTATGGGTCGAAAAATATCGACCACAAACTGTAGCGGATTGTATTCTTCCCGCAAGACTAAAAGAAATCTTTACTAAACTTGTAGAACAAGGCGATCTTCCTAATATGCTTTTCTCTGGAACAGCAGGATTAGGAAAGACCACCGTTGCTAAAGCTCTATGTAAAGAGTTAGGATTAGATTACATCTTAATTAATGCTTCTAAAGATGGAAACATCGATACGTTGCGCGGGAAGATACAACGCTATGCTTCTACTCTTTCAATGTCTGGGAAAGTAAAAGTTGTTATTCTTGATGAGGCAGATTATCTGAATCCTCAATCGACTCAACCTGCTTTGCGCGGGTTCATCGAAGAGTTTTCAAATAACTGCCGATTCATTCTTACCTGTAATTTTAAAAACCGTATCATTGAACCATTACATTCCCGTTGTGGAGTGTATGAATTCAATACATCAAAAAAAGAGATGGCAGATTTATGCGGTCAAATGTTGAATCGAGTCTGTCACATTCTTTCTTCTGAAGGGTTTGGTGTAGCAGAATCTCAGCGAGAAAATATCGCAACTCTGATTATGCAGCATGCACCTGATTGGAGGAGGATTCTTAATGAACTTCAAAGAACTACTATAGGTGGTTTAGATGCTGTTGACCCTAAAGTAGGGATAGACAATTATGATTCTTTGTTTAAATATCTAAAGAAAAAAGATTTTAAAAAAATGCGATCATGGGTAGTAAATAATATAGATATTGATGCTGCATCAATATTTAGATCTATTTACGAAAAGATGTATGATAACGTAGATCCTTCTAGTATACCGCAACTGGTTTTAATTCTTGCAGATTATCAATATAAAGACGCTTTTGTTGCAGATCATGAATTAAACGTCGTTGCTTGTCTAACTGAAATAATGTCTTCTGTGGATATAAAATAATGGCAATAGGGTTTAGCGAATTTTTTGGGGGTATGTCCAGAGACAATAATATCTGGTACATAAAAAATTTTGATGTGCGAATTGCTCCTAAGTGTAGCAAAAGTACCGTCGCTCATATTATAATGTCTGAGATCAGTAATTCTTCTTCTACTATATCTACCGATATGTTTCCTTGGTACAAGTCCACAAGCGAAGAACTGGGCATATTGCACGCTATTAACAGGAAAATAAAAGACGAAGATAACACCTGGTCGGTTTCGCAATCTTCGATGCGTTTTACAATAGCAAAGATATACGGAAGTTTTTTTGACTTGCCTTTTAGGGCAAATAGTATAAAACTTGCCGTTTCTAGAGACCCTATAAAAAGGTTTATTTCCGGATTAAATTTTTGTTATAAATCGTTAGATCTTAGAAGAACCTCGGAACCGTGGTTTGTTCCTAGGGTTAGATTAACAAATGACTTAGAAAAAAATATTTCTATGATAGAAAATAGAGAATATAGAAACAATCATTTATCTCCTTTAACTTTTTGGTATGGGAACAAAAACTTTTATGACAAAATTTTTGACATAAGTGAAACTGATAAGTTATTATCTCTTGTATTCGAAGACGTTAAAAGTTATGACGAAAACGCGTACAATACTATTGTAGCAACTAAGAAAAATGTAACTTCAGACGAAGATAGGCAATGGTCTGTCTCTGATCTAACAACAGACCTCGAAGCAAGGGTTGTTAAGTTATATTCGGTTGATTATGAATCGGGTTGGGTATGATAAATTTTCATCTTCCTAAAATTCACGTTCGTACGATGCCTTTTGATCATTATATCATAGACGATTTTTTCTCTGACGAAACTTTTTCAGTACTAAGAGATTTTTTTGACAAAACGAACGAAAAAATTTCTTTTATTGATAAAAGAAAATATGATATGTTCTCGTTTAATATCGATCATATTGAAGAATTACCAGAAATTTATCATGAAGAAAACAAAGAAAATGTTAAAATATTGCGTAAACAAATTCCTAGCACTGTTTCTTTAGTTGCAAACAAATTAGATCTCTCATTAGAGAAGGTCGGAACTTGGCAGGCAAATTTTGCAAGAACATCTAAAGGATATGAATCAAAAATACATTTAGATACGACCTGGAAAGTGTATTCTTTTGTTGTTTATGTTGGAGATAAAGGAGACGGAACTGAATTGTATACTGGTCCGAATGAAGAAGATTTTTATACTCGTGTAGAATGGAAACCTAATCGCGCTATCTTGTTTCAAAGATCAACTGAAACCTGGCACAGAGTTAAAAACTATTTAGATGACGATCGGTTTGCTCTTGTATTATCGTTGGTATCAACGCCAGAAACTAAATTATATTTGCCATCACACCCTACGAGAAAAATTATAGATGACTCCCTTTGATTTTGTAAACGCTATAAATCATACTAAAGAAAATATAATTACTGAGGATAACGAAAAACAATATTTACCATATATTACAAACAGACAATTATCATATTTTAAAGACACTGTAGTATTAGCAAATGAAATGAATTATAATCATCATTTAGATAATAAGATGCAATTTCATTTTTTACTAAATATAGTAAGAAAGAGAAAACGTTTTTCTAAATGGGAAAAACCGACCATCTCAAATGACTTGGAAGCGGTGCAAGAGTACTATGGGTATAGCAACGACAAAGCTCGTTCAGCTTTGTCTATCCTTTCTCCGCAGGATTTAAAACAGATAAGAAAAAGGATGGATAAGGGTGGAAGAAAATAGACTATGGTCGCCCGCAGATATGTTAGAGATTTCTATAAAAGAACCTGATGATTTTCTAAAAATTAGAGAAACTCTTACTAGAATCGGAGTAGCGTCAAGAAAAGAAAAAAAGTTATATCAATCTTGTCACATATTACATAAACAAGGCAGATATTTTATAGTTCATTTTAAAGAATTGTTTTTGCTAGATGGTAAAAAATCAAACCTAGAAGAAAACGATGTTGGCAGAAGAAATACTATAGCAACGCTTTTATCTGACTGGGGATTAATTTCAATTTTAGAAAAAAATCAAATGGAAGAGTTTACCCCTCTTCGTCAAATCAAGATATTACCTTTCAAAGAAAAAAACGAATGGGAACTTTGTCCGAAATACAATATCGGAAATAATTCTTGACTTCTTAAAAAAAATATGTTATATATATTAGTGTCCTCGCGGAATTGTCCGGAGGATAGACAACAATCTTGCTTAAATTAATAAGGAGATAGCAATGGTTACTACAAGAAGTAAAGTGTTTTCGTTCCCCCACTCTCGTTTCATTGGTTTCGA